AGGCTTGCGAGGAGTACGGTACCGAGTTTAAGATCGAGCAAGAGGGATCCGGCGACAACGTCGTTTACAAGCTCTCGATCTGTAAGGTCGGATCTGTGATCCCTTACACCTTTAAGTACGGCCACAACAAAGGCCTCTACTCGGTCAAGAGAAAGACAATAAACTCGGGCAATATCATTACCCGACTCTATGCTTACGGCGGTACTAAAAACATACCGTCGGATTATCGCAACTATTCGGCCCGTCTCCGTTTCAGCGACGAGGCGTATATTGAGGACGACGAGGCGATCAAGGCTTACGGCCTTATCGAGGGAGCAAAGCTCTTTGAGGAGATCTTCCCGAAATACTCCGGCGAGGTTACGGCAGTCGGAGAGGATCCTCACGTCTTTACGGACTCCGGTCTCGATTTCGATCTCAACGAGAAAGACGCCAATGGCAATACAAAATATCTTATCGACGGGATCTCGGCGAAAATAACCTTTAACTCCGGAGCTCTCGCCGGTTATACCTTTGAGGTCAAGGAGGGCGGTTACGATCACTCGACAAAGACGTTTACGATACTTAAGTACGAGGACGAGCGAGGCTTTGTTTTCCCGTCTGTGGATACGACAACGTTTAGGATCGGCGTCGGAGACAAGTATATCATTACAGATATTTGTCCTCCTCAATCCCGTATCGATCAAGCCGAGGAGGAGCTCCGATCGGCGGCTCGACAGTACCTCGACGACAACAAAGCTCCGAGGGTACAGTATAGCGTCGATATAGCGGAGGAGTACCTTAAGAAGATCGCCGGATCCGGGGCGACTGTGAATATCTTTAACGTCGGCGATTACCTCGGCCTCGTGGATACAGAGATCGGCGTCGATCGTACCGGCGAGGCGTCGATACGCCTTACACAGTTTAGCCGATCCCTTGTCTCAAAGACGGCGTACAACTACTCTCTCGAACTCTCCGATACTGTGGAGGTAAGTTTGATCGAGAGGATCGTCTCCAATCAAAAGGATCTCGAGTCTGTGGTTGTCCTTAATCAGCTTACCGACGTCTCTCGATTGAGAAGATCTTGGAGGACCACTCAAGAGCTCCTCAATATGGTATTTGATCCGGACGGCTATTTCGATACCGGTAATATCAAGCCGTTATCGATCGAGACCTCAATGTTGGCCGTCGGGGCCAAGTCCGGACAATTTACGTTGCGTAATACTGTGATCGCCCCGAACTATGAGGGTAACGCAAACAAGGTAAACGTTACCGGCGGACAACTCCTCCACTATGGTATGGAGATCGCCGAGCTCCCGGAGGCCCTTAAAAATGTAATGAGCGGCACCTCGCCGGCTTGGAATGTATCGAGCCGATTATCGACTCTTTCCGGCTCCGGATCGTTTTACATATACGCACGTTGCTCCAAGGCGACCGCAACGGCGGAGATCATTTTCGACGCCAATCAAAAGACGGTCGAGGACGGATCTTATTATTATTTCCTTATCGGCGTACTACACTCTACCGATACGGAGACCAATACCCGTTGGATCTCGCTTACTTACGGATCCTCAACAATTAACGGACGTTTTATCAAGACCGGCCGAATTTCATCGGCCGACGGATCTTGTTATTTCGATCTCGACAACAACACGATACACGGCCGTATAACCTTTACCGCCGACGACGGATCAGTAAAGAATATCCTCGACCTTGACGCACAGAGTACCGAGGCGTACAACTATATATCGAATACTCTCCCGGGACTGTTGGAGGGGATATACAGTCAGCTCGACGGCGTTATCGAGACGTGGTTTGGCGAGGAGGCTCCGACTCTCTCAAACGCCCCGGCGAAAGATTGGGCGACAAACACAGACAAGGACAACCACCTTGGAGATATTTATTACGACACCGTCTCCGGTTACGGATACCGTTTCAGTAAGACCGGATCGACGTACTCTTGGTCTCAAATGTCGGACTCCGGCGTTGCGGCGGCTTTGGAGGCGGCGGCCAAGGCTCAAGATACGGCCGACGGGAAACGACGTATTTTTGCCTCTACTCCTTACCCTCCATACGACAAGGGCGACCTTTGGGTAAAAGGAGGCGTCTCCGGGAGTGATATTATGTACTGTAAGACCTCTCGAGCGTCTGGCGTATATGTATCCTCGGATTGGGACAAAGCGTCCGACTACACCAACGACGAAAATCTCCAAGAATTTATCGACGGAGTATTTGCGGATCTCGTCGCCCAAGTGGACGGTAAGATTGAGAATTGGTACCAAGCAACGGATCCGTCCTCAAGTTGGACCTCAACGGAAAAGAGCAAACATAAGGGCGATATGTGGTACAACACCTCTACAAAGGAACTCAATCGATACAACGGCTCCGGTTGGGACCGTATCGAGGACAAGACGGCACTCGACGCCGCCGACGCCGCAAGTAAGGCTCAAGACACCGCCGACGGAAAGAGGACGGTATTTACCTCGACGCCTTATACCCCGTATTATGTCGGCGATCTGTGGGTAAACGGCACCGATATAAAGGTTTGTAACAAGGAACGTCTTACCGGATCGTACGTCGCCTCGGATTGGGGACTTGCGTCGAATTACGACCACACAAAGACAGTAATCGACGGCGGACTCGTTACGGCCGGATCGGTGCAACTCGTCGGCGATAACAACGTCGTACAAGCCGGTATCTCCGGAAAGGGTACCGACGGATCCTCCGTCCGTATTTGGGCCGGAGCGACAATGTCGGCACGAGGTACGGCACCTTTCCGAGTAAACCAAAACGGCGAGGTATTCGCCCGTTACCGTATCGAACTCCAAGATACCAATAACTCCGGCCTCGCCGGAATTTGCGGCCAAGGTACCGACGGAACGGATACCGGTATCCGCTTTTGGGCCGGAGCGACGTACGCAAACAGATCGATGGCACCTTTCCGAGTGAAAAAGGACGGATCAATGTATTGCACTAAAGCCGAGCTCGCCAACGGTTGTAAAATTGGAGAGTGGGAGGTATCTAATAACGGTATTTTCAACGACTCCGGACTTGCGTACTTAATCGCCCGTAAGAGTTACGGCGACGGCCGTTATACAGAGGCCCGTATCGGTACGTCGGTTTTCCCGGCGTCCTCCGGAATTGTGGGAGCCGGTTACTTTGAGAATACAATGCAAAATACGTACGGCACCAATTACGGTGTATATATCCACGTCGCAAATGCCGGGTACAACATCGCTCTTAAGGCGATCGGAGGCGTTGCGGTAAAAGGCCTCAACGTCGGATACAAACTCGACTCCCTTACGACGAAAGCCTCGACTTATCATTTTCTCGAATATACCGCCGAGGTCCTCGTCGTTACTTGTAAGACCGATACGTCTTGGCTCGTATTCCCGGACCGTTACTCGGTTGCATACCACCTCGGTATAAGTACGTCGGAGCCTTTCTCGGTGCCGTTTAAGATTGTAATGTCGTCGGCCTCGACAAAAAATATACAACTGTGGGGCCGTTATTCGGGTAATACAAGCCTTAATAAGGCCCAACTCCCGTATCGATTAGACAGAAATGCGAGTCAATGTACCGACGGGCACAGTATGGCAAAGGGCGATACGATTTGTTACCAACTCGTTTACGACGGATCAACTTACAACGCTTATCTATTAACTTACTCTAACTAATACAACATTATGGCAAAGAAAATCAAGAAATCGACTCTCTCTCTTACTATCAAGGATAGAGTCCTCCTCCCGGGGATCCTCCCGAGCTCCGGCCGAAAAATCGAAATGATCCTCGTAAGAGACCTCCTCGAGAGAGTCGAGTTTACTCCGCTCGAGATCGCCGAGTTTAACCTCAAGGATATAGGCGACGGCCGTATCGTTTGGGATCCTCGCAAAGAGAAACCCCTCGAGATCGAGCTTACGAGTCAGCAAGTGGAACTCCTCAAAAAGGCCGGAAACGCCCTCGACGAGGCCGGAAAGGTTACGACCGATAACTTACCCCTTTTGGAGAAAATCGACGCTCTATCAGCTTAAAAACGGCTCCTTTTGGCGTCTATTAGACGCAAAATTTATACATTTGTAACAAAATTCAATTTTTTATGGTACAAGAAAACAGATCGGGAGAGTCCGTCTCTCCTCAAATCAGCAAAATGGGAGTCCTCGACGTCTCGACCGGGGGCTTTAGACTCAACGAAAGCGACGGCGGTTTTCTCATTAAAAACGACGGCGTTTCGGCGGTCTTTCTCAAGGTGCGCCTCCTCGGTATGGACGACACCGAGGCACCTATCGAGACTCGTTTCGATCCCGGTTGGAACCCGGAGATCGTGAAATACGTCGAGCAGACAAGCGTATCTACTAACTTAAAATACGGTTACTAATATGGGAATACTTGTAGGTATCGGAAACACAAATCCGACTTTCAGTTACGACTGTTTTTACGGCGTCGAGTTTGACACAACCGTCGCCTCGTATAATGGTACTCGTGTGGGCCGAGCAGATCTCCACGCCAACGTACCGATCCAATCAAAAATGAGGCGTTGTGTACTCAAGGACGACGGTACCGTCGCTTACTATCTCCACGCCAACGACTCGACCAAGAGAGATACCGGAGCGGCGGCCGTCCTTGACGGTACCGACGGTCAAGTTATGGTCGAGATCCCGGCTCATTATCGCCGTTTTGAGACAGAGGGTACCAAGATCCGTTGTCTCCTTTCGGAGTATCCGCTCCCGGGATTTACGCTCGTGCCTAAAATGTACGTATCAGCGTACGAGGCAACCGTCGATCGTACAAGTAACAAGCTCGCCTCGGTAGTAAACACCACCGCACAGTACAGAGGAGGCGGAAACAACGCCTCTCGAGACGCCGGCGAAAATACCGATCTCGGCAAGCCGGCAACGGCGATCAGCCTCACAAATTACCGTACATACGCCCGTAACAGAGGCAACGAGGGCGAGGCGTTTTGGAACTGTTACACGTACGAGGCTCACAAGGCTTTGACTTGGCTCTTTGCCGTTGAGTATGCGACGAGACACTCTCAAGCTACTTTCAGCGAGGCCCTCGACGACAACGGTTATCATATCGGCGGACTCGGCCCCGGCGTTTCTACTGTGAACAGTACCGATTGGAATACCTTTAACGGATATTATCCGATCGTACCTTGCGGCGTTACAAACAGTCTCGGCAACAAGACCGGCGTCGTTGAGTACGCCCTCCCGGCGAGCTTTGGCGACGGCAACGTAAAGGTATCCGTACCGTCTTATCGAGGCGTCGAAAATCCTTTCGGCCACCTATTCAAATGGACCGACGGAGCCTTATTCGCTATACAGTCGGCCAACGACGGCGGCAAGTCGCTTATCTATGTTTGCGATAATCCGGCCGGTTATGGCTCGTCGATCAGCGATCAGTACAAGAATATCGGCGAAATGGCCCGTACAGAGGGATACGTTAAAAACGTCGTTTTCGGAGAGGGTGGAGATATATTCCCTCTCGAGGTTGGCGGTGGATCCACTACTTATTGGTGCGACTTCTTTTATACCTCTATACCCGAAAGTGGCGTATCAACGAGGGGCCTTTTGCTCGGCGGTTCTGCGCTTTATGGTGCGTATTGCGGCTTTGCGTCTGTGCGCTCGCATTTTGCGCCCTCGGATACGTCTGCGTACTTCGGCTCTCGGCTTTGCTATATATGCGAGGCGGCGTAAGCCGGCCAAATGCGTTGCGTGATTAAGACGTAAACGGGGAGCGAGGTCGCTCCGGACTCCCCGTTGAAAAATGGTAAATAAAAAGGTTGTGTCTCCCCGGGGCCTTTTGCTCGGCGGTAATGCGCATAATGGTGCGAATTGCGGCTTTGCGTATGTGAACTCGAATAATACGCCCTCGAATACGAATGCGAACATCGGCTCTCGGCTATACTTATCGGAAAGAAATTTCACATCATACAAGACAATGGGAGACAGACCTTACCTCTTGGTAAAAGACAAATTATCGGTAAATCGGATTGGTAGGGAAACCGACGATCCGGCTCAAGATAAGCAAACAAATGAAACGATACGGTAACTTATACGAAAAGGTTTATGATCTTGACAACCTCCGACTCGCTTACAGAAAGGCGAGAAAGGGCAAGGGCAACCGTTACGGCGTCAAGCTCTTTGATCGGGACGTCGAGGGCAATCTTTTGGCCCTACATAACGAGTTAAAAGTAAAGACGTATAAAACCTCGGAGTATTCTGTATTTACTATTTACGAGCCAAAGGAGAGGGAGATCTCTCGATTGCCTTTCCGGGATCGTGTCGTACACCACGCAATAATGAATATCCTCGAGCCTATTTGGGTGGGTATCTTCTCGAGAGATACTTACTCTTGCATAAAAAAGAGAGGGATACACGGGGCCGCAAGGGCCGTTAAAAAGGATCTTGCCCGGGATCCGGAGGGTACGAACTATTGTCTCAAGGGAGATTGCAAAAAGTATTACCCGAGCGTCGATCACGAGACAATGAAACAGATCGTCCGCCGAAAGATCAAGGATAAGGATCTCCTTTGGCTTATTGACGGGATTATCGACTCCGCTCCGGGGATCCCGATCGGAAATTATATCTCTCAATA